AGAACAACGGCAGGGTGTTCCTGTTCAAGTTCGGCGCGAAGATCCATGGCAAGATCATGGAACTCATCGAGCCGGAGTTTCCCGACGCTCAGCCGTCCAACCCGTTTGACCTGTGGGAAGGTGCCGACTTCAAGTTGAAGGCGCAGTCCGTCGCAGGCTACCAGAACTATGACAAGTCGAGCTTCGATGAGAAGTCCGAACTCTTCCCCGGTGACGACGAGAAGAAGGAAGAGGTCTGGACCAAGGAGTTCTCGCTGGTCGAGTTTGTTGGCGAAGGCCAGTTCAAGAACTACGAGGAACTGGAAGGACAGTTCAACAAGGCTCTCACGGGAACCGGCAACGCGCCGCGCACCGCCGAGGATGCCGTGAAGGCACAGCTTGAGGGTCCGACGACCGAAGAGGTCAAGGAAGTCGCGCAGACCGTTGCGTCCACTCGCAAAGCTGCGTCCAAGGTTGCGCCCAAAGCAACACCTGCGCCCAAACCGGCACCTGAGCCGGACACGGCTCCCGACGATGAGGACGATATCAAGAAGTTCTTTGCCGGGATCGAAGACGACGAATAGGCGCTCGTAGGCGCTACGCGAAGGGGGAAGCTACTGAGTGAGCTTCCCCCTTTTTTTGTTCAGCCTAGGAACGGCCAGACGCTACCCTAGCACAGTTCCACTGATGTTGCGGATAGCGCGGACGGTCGCATCCAAGTTATCGACACGGATCGGTATAGGAATAGCCGTCGGAGCTTGCTGATGTGCCATAACGACCGGTGCAGACGGGGTCACGATGACAGTCGGAGCAGTTCCAGCAGATCGTCCCCCTCCGGCGGCGACTGTGGCACTCGCCAATTGCATGCCAGAACGTGCCCCGCGCGGTGATGGAGGCGTCATTCGAGCAGCAAATTGCTCCGTCCGGCTTGCTAACCCGCCTTCGCCGCCCTGCACCGCTCTCGTCACATCACGAACATTTGCCATGTCCTTGACTTTCGGACGCACCGATCCTTTCCAGTATGCAACCGCGATCTTTGCCGCGACTTTGGGGTCGGCAGCCAAGTCGGGATTGTTCACAAGGTCGACGCCTACAGCTTTGCCGTATTTCGCGTAGTTGTATCGTCCCGTTAGTTGGATGAAGCCCCGGCCGCGGAACTTGAACCCATCTCCCGGTTCGGTGTTTCCCAGGTTCTTACGTCCTTCATACTTCTGGAAGTATTCGGGGGACCCCTTTTCGACCATCGCGGTGAAGTTCGCACTCTCATGTGCGGTCTGTGATAGGAGCGCGGCCTGTTCTGTGGGGTCTGTGATGCCCTGTTCTTCCGCGGCCGCGAGCATGAGGGCTTCTCCTGCTTTTTTCCCGGGCCCGCGTGAGGGAGTGCGTGAGGGAGTGGTCGTCGGCCCAACGCTTGAGAGTTTTTCTTGCAGACGCAGGGGCGCGAGTGATACGGCTTCTGGCGCCGATGCTGTAGCCGCAGCGGTCTCTTGCGTCGTAATGGGCTTGGCAGCAACGTCTTTCGCTTGCTGTGCCATACGTGCGGCGTATTTGGTTCCCTTTTGTTTTTTGTATGCGCCCGGATTCAGCCCCAATTGCCGGGATTCCGCCAATTCGTCTTCTGTGATGAACCCACCCTTGGGCTCAAGTTGAGGTCTTGATTTATCGAGCACCGCCGCTGTGTTTTTTTTCAAGTCCACCGCAGCTTGCACATCATCCTTTGCGGTCTTATCGCCCCGCATCAACGCGGGATACTGGTCCATAATGTCATTGAAGATGCCCGCAAGATGTTCTGCAAGTGCGGCCTGTGCAGCCAACACCATTCCCGGCACAAGTGTCGCGCCCACAAAGGTGCTAAGTCCCGAAAGCGTTGCCATCGCGGCCGCCTTGATGGACGCGAATACCGCTTCAACAAGCGGAAGCAGCTTCACCGCGAGGGCCGTTTTCAGCATGTCGCCAATCGTGTCGAAGATTCCACCTGTTGGTGCTGCTTCACCGCTGCCCTTTTTCTTCCCCCCAAACAAGGCGGCCAGCCGTCCAAAGAGGTCGTCTTTCTTTTGTTCCTTCGCGTTATCTGCGGCGCGTTCACGGGCCTTATCGTCTAGTTCATACTGCTCGGCGTCCTGTTCTTTCGCAGCGACCAGTGTAGCTTTGACTCCCTTGACTTCGCTGAGAATCTGATTGTCCGTGGTGAGAATCTTGCTTAGGGTCGCTCCTGCGGCGCCGCCGAGAGCGCCGCCGCCGCCGGCTGCGGCGCCGGTACCAGCACTTCGCACACGACCTGGACTCATGGATACTAGATCGTCATCCTCATCCTCATCCCACACAGAAAGACTTGCACTCCCGCGGCCGCGCTCGCGGAGGGCGGGGCTGTTCGCCGTTTTCCCTTGACGGCGAGCGAATAGGGCCGCAGCTTTCGCAATCGCGCCTTTGGACTCTCCTTCGGCGCGAGAGGGGCCTTCTTCTTCTCTGCCTGCGCCAAGAGCTTTACCTGCTAGACGAAATAGGGCGCTTGGACTGCTACTGAGGTTTTCGCCGAGTGACTCTTTCCATTGCTGAGTCTTGGCTCTGACGACACCTTTGAGCTTGGCGCCAATCTTGTTGTTTAGGCGGAGTTTGCTTGCGGCGAACGTCCGAAGCTTACGGACGATCTGGAGAATGTGGTTGCGTTCAAGTTCACTGAGCGTGAGGTCGGCTTTGGCGTTGTTTTCGATTTCGTCAAGCAAGGGCATCACATGCTTGAGGTCGGCGGCGGAGGTGTTGTATTTGCGGATAAGGTTGATGGCTTGGGTCGCATACGCCTGCACCGTCCCGGTGTCCATCCCGGTGAGCAGTCCCATCTTGGCTAGCTCTTTGGCGTCTTTGGATTCCCCTAGCGTGTCCGCTTGCAGGCGCGTGTCCAGCATGTGGCGCGTGACCTTGTCAAGGAACTGGCCGCCGCCCTTGCCGCTAGGACGCCGTGTCTGAGGGTCGAATACGTCTTCTTTAGCCATTTCTCATCTCGTTTTCGCGTTGCTTCCGACGCTCTTCCTCTAGCCATTGAATGAGTAGAGTGGTATACAACTCCCGCTCAAACGGAAACATGTTCTCAATATCAGTCAACGACCATTTGTGGTGCTGCATCAACCCGAAGTTGAGCGTGTACCAATTCGGCAGAGTGTCGTGGCTCTGCCCTATCCGAAAAAATCCTGTAGCCCGCTGAGTGTGATGTCTTCGGTGTATCCGCACTTCGGGCACTTGAACTCCATGGTGTAGGACAAGCGCGGCATCGTGTCAAAGAACGCCTTGAGCTTTTCGATGTGTGGGAGCGACAGCGACTCAATGAACGTCTGCACCTCAGCGGGGTCCTGTTCGCTTACTTCATGCACGGTCCCCTCTTTCGTGAAGATGGTCTCCAAGCAGTCCGCGAGTCCCTGTAGGATGTCGGACGCATCAGACACCAAAACATTGTAGCTCTTGGCCGTCGGATAACGGAGCGTCACACCCACTTCGTCGGTCAGCATAATCTTTTTGGTGTGTCCTTCGGGGACCACCGTCTTCACTTCATCCAGATTGACGGAGAGCGGGACGATGGCGCCACAGGCTTTGGTTCCCCCTTCGCTACTAGGAAGTTGGTTCTTGCACTCAAAGCGCAGTTCCACCAGGTTGTTCACGGACTTGGCGCGTAGCTGCAAAAACAGATACTCCAAGTCAAAACTGGCGAGCTTGTCTACGTCAAACGCATCGTTTGTGCAATTGCGGACGATCTGCTTGACAGTTTCTTCGATCTCCGTTGCATCCCCACCCTGCTGCGCCATGAGCAGGAGCTTTTCTTCCTTCACCAGATAGGGACGGAACTTGATCGGCTTCGGGAGACTAATCAACTTCACTTTATACGTCGGGGCAGTAATGACAGGTAGGCTCATGTTATATTCTCACAACTCCAATAGGGGTAGGGATACCAATACCAAACACGCCAAAGGGGCCAAGCGCCTCTGTGGGAATTGGCAACGGGGAGGCACCAGTAATGATGCTCCAACAGGTAAACGCGAACGTCACGGACAGTTCGCTCATCTCGCTTTGGTCGCTCCATGTAATCAGAACGGACTCAACGGTCTTCGGATACGCTTTCTCAAAACGATACGCAACGGACGGCTGGCCTCTGTAGTCAAACATCGTGAGGAAGATGTCGGTGCGATAGCTGTCCGGCCACGACAAGTCGCGGGTGCTGCTCATTCCCCCGCCGATGTCCTGTATGACGTTCTGCCACGCATTGAATACGCGCAGGACGGGGTTCGTTCCATCCGTGAGCAGCGGGAGCAGGAAGGTGCTGTCAAGCGCCGTATAGTCCGTCTTATACGGGAAGTTCTCTGTGACGCCATACTGTGTGAGCGGCACTTGGTCAAACGCACGGTCCGGCAGTCGCGTTTTCTCACACAACAGTCCGCGTTGCATCCAGTCCAAGGCCTGCTCAATGTTGGCGCGGGTGACACCCCCGCGAAACACTCCACCTGATGATTCGCCGGTGGCTGCGTTTCCGTTGATCATCCGATCCGCAAGGTCCGGCGAGAACATCACCTGCAAGATGAACCGGTTGCTCGGCTGGAACCCGTTTTGGAACGTGCCGAGAAATTGATTGATGTTCATAGGCTAAAACTTCTGCTTCGACTCTTTCCACACGGTCTGTGGTGTCTGTTTGACGAACGACTCGACCGGCAAGAACAACGCGATGTCCCATTCACTGTGTCCGACTTTCATCAGCGGTGATTGCACATGCTGAACGAGATAGCGTTTGAGACACGGCCGGAACATCTTGTATTTAGAGCTGGCCTGAAGGATGTCATACGTCACTTGTATTCTCGTCCGCAAGTCCCTGTCATTCTCGCGCAAGGGATACAGCACATCAAACAGCATCGCACGGTGCATGTAGTCCAGATAGTGAAAGTTCAACCCCAAGAATGTCCCAGGTTGCCGGTCAAGCACCAGCACGAACGGGAACTGGTCATAGTAGGGGAGGCTGTCACGGAGCTTCGGGTCGTAGAGGAAGAAGTAGAGATAGCCGGGGAACGCTGAAGATGGCGTGACGATCTGCTTGGAGAACGTGTCCTGCCGCAGATCCCCGTAGAACAGGTTGCGATGCTGGGCTTGCCACAGGCGCAGGGTGGAGCTATACTCGCTGAACCAAAACATGGCCCGTTTCTCAGCGGGGAGCAGCCCGTTGCTTTTGAGGACTCGTTCGCGGAGTGTCTGAAAGATGGATGTAATCGGCATTATTTGAATGTCTTGAACAGGTGCTCTTCGGTGAGGACGAGGAAGTTCATTCCTTGCTTTTGGCAGAACTCTTTGGCCGCCTGCCACTTCGCTTGATTGACCGCAAAGGTTGCCACTTCCGTCAAATATCGTTTCGTTTTGCGCTTCTGGGTCGCAGGTAACTCCGTTTGATACTTAGGTTTAACCTCGATCACAAATCGTTTCAGCCCGGTGTTGGACTGGACTTCCAGCATGAAGTCGGGGAAGTAGCGGTGGATCTGGCCATCGACCGGCGACACATACGGGATGAAGAACTCCTCCGACGCCCAGCGCAGGACGCCGGGAGTCTCATCACAATACTTCATGAAGTGACGCTCCCACAAGCTCCGGTAGACCACGTTCTGGACGTTGCCTAAATACTTGCTAGGATGTTTCGGTGTAAAGATTCCCCGGTAACTCATCTTCCTATTTAGAACGCTATGGCAACATTCAGATACCCCGCAGACGTTACAAAGCCGCCCTTCGATAAGTGGATCGTGTTCTCTGCGATGACGGGGCGACACATCACGCGCACGATGGTCGGCGCCGAACAAAATGTTCCCGACATCGTTCTCAACAGCGCCGTTCTCTATCTGCCCGAAAGTGCGCTGAAGCAGGCGCAGGGAGTCACGTGGCAGGACACGGAATTGGGCCCCCTAGCAGGAAAGGCCCTTGAACTGCTCGCGCAAAGTGCTTCCGACCTTGCAGACATTTCATGGACGACGATGAAACAGACGGCGGATGAAGTTCTCGCGGGCTTAAAGGGTGTGGGAAGCGGAGTCGCCACGACCATTAAAGCGGGCGGACTCATGGAGTGGGCGAAGACGGACATTATCGCTGGACTCGCAGCGGCCACAGGAACAGGTCAGGGCGTCAACATCGCCACGGGGCAGAAAGCTAACCCCCGCACGGATATCTACTTCGACTCGCAACAGTATCGCTCTTACAACATTGAGTTCATGTTGGTCCCCCGCAACCGGGATGAAGCGATAGCGATAGACAACATCATCGAATTCTTCCAGTTCTACATGCTTCCGTCCTACAAGCACGAAAAAGAAGGTAAGGGCGCCGGGTTCATGATGGGCTATCCCTACGAGTTTGAAATTGGTATCTACAGTTCCGGGTCAGAACTGAATCATGTGGGGAAAATCGGACGAAGCGTCCTCAAGGGTGTGACGATTGACCATGCTGCCGGCGGGAAGGTGTCCTTTATCCGCGATGACCAATACATCGGCACGCCGGGATTCAACGCGCCGGGTATCTCAGGGCTTCCCACTATCACGCCTGGTCAGGGTGTAACGGGAGTCGGCCAAGCGACCGGGACCCCAACGCATTATCCTGTAGCGACGACGCTCTCCCTAGAGTTTCAGGAAGTCCGTCTACTGGGTCGCGGAGATAACGAAATCCGCCGTAAGAACTACGACTTTTCTGTTAACGATCCACGGTCATAACCTATGAAGTTCTTTCAGTTCTTTCCGACTGTCAACTACTCCTTTCAGTCCGACACCAGCACATTCGGTGTGGACATCACGAACATCTCCGCGCACGTGGCTATCGTGGAACGGCTGAAGCAGCACATCACCGCGTTCTATGACTACATCGTTGAGGATGGGGAGCGCCCGGATAGTGTCGCGACGAAACTCTACGGGGGACCAGAGTATACCTGGATCGTGCTGGTCATGAACAACATTATGTCGCACTACGACTGGCCGCTCACGAACACGGAGTTTGACAACTACATCATCAGCAAGTATGGGGATGTGACGACCGCGAAATCGCAGTTCATCTACAAGACGACGGCCGGATACTTGGTGGACAGCATCACCTACAACCTGCTCCCGGCCGCAGAACGCGCGGTTCCCGTGTCGCTCTATGACCACGAAATGACGCAGAACGAAGCCAAGCGGCGCATCCGTGCGGTCCCCGTGGAGTTTGTCGGTCCGCTAGTCCTTGAACTGAAACGAGCATTCATCTAAACATGGCTATTGAACTTACCTCCCCCCGTCATGTTCGCATCACACGGTGCGCGATGTATTCACCGGGCCTCGAACTTCGCGCCCAGAGTGCAGAAGAACAAGCTCGCCTGAAAAATGAGGGCGTGGACCTTCTCCCATTCACCCAGCGCATCGAAATCTACGAGAGCATCTTTGAGAACACCATTTCGGCAAGTTTGGTGCTCCTAGAGGATGTCGGGCTGGTCGAGTATGTGCCTATCGTGGGCGCGGAAGTGGTCTCTATTGCGTTCAAAGTCGAAGATGAAACGGGTGAGGACCGCGAGTATAAGCAAGTGTTCCGCGTGATCAAAGTGCATGACATGACGTATCCCAAACAGGGATTCCGACTCTACACGATAGAACTGGCGACCCCGGAGTTCGTGCAGAGTGTATCCACGCGCATCAGTCGCATGTTCAATAACACCACGCCGGCACTCGCAGTCAAGACCATTCTGAAGGACTACATGGGCGCGGAGTTTGTGGCGAACGGCCTGGAGCCTACTTCCGGCACTTATACGGTGACCATCCCGAACTACACGCCGCTCCAAGCGATCAACTACTTCACGATGCTCGCGCAAACATGGAAGTCGCCGCGAGAGAGTAACTTCCTGTTCTTTCAGACACTCAACGGGTTCTACTTCAAGAGCATCTACCAACTCATCCTTGAGGGCAAGGCACTCAAGGCTGGACAGTTGTATACGCCAGATGGGAAGCGAAAACTGGAACTAAAAACGTTCAACGTTGATCCTGGTGCCGTTACGGATAAGAAGGTTGAAGATGAGGTGGTGCGGAATACGATGATGCGTATTCATCAAGACCAGTCCTTTGATGTGATGCTCGACATCGCGGGGGGAATGCTCCGAAGTCGCATGACACACTTTGATTTCCTAGCGCGCCGTGTCGCGGGCGACCCCGTGTATAAGACGGATGTGGACTCTGAGTATACCAAGTCGTTCGGGCAGACGACACATTTGGCCGACCATCCCGTGTATCCCCGCAACTTTGAGCAGAGTGTGTCAAAGAACACGCGCATCTTTACATTTCCGTCGAATGCGTGGAGTTCCAAGTCGGCCTACATCAAGTCCATCGAGCCGCAGCAAGAGCAAACGCTGTATCAGTCCATCGTGCTACGGAACAGACAACTCCGCGAGATTCAGCACTTGCAGACACTCATAGATACACCAGGACACCCCGACATTCAAGCGGGAACGGTGATTGATGTGCAATATCCATCGTCACCGGGACTCCAACAGTCAAACGCACCACAGACCGCTCCGGTCCACCAGGAGCCGACGCCCTATTACAGCGGACTGCATTTGGTTGGCGGGATTCGGCATATCCTGTCGATTCGGTCGAGCGGCGCGTATGAGTATCGGATGCACATGCGCGTGATTCGTGATTCGTTGAACGCCCCACTTGTCGGGTTCAAGAGTTAATATGGACGCACACAGCTTTCAGATCGGCATGGACGGCTTCATCTGGTTCATCGGGACCGTAGAGAACATCGAAGACCCCTTGTGTGTCGGACGCTGCAAGGTGCGCTGCATCGGCTGGCACGACGGTGACACGGAAAAACTCTCCACGGCCGATCTCCCGTATGCGTATCCGATTGCGCCCGTGTCGCAAAGCAGCACCGGGCACAACTTGCGCCCGGGTGACTGGGTGGTCGGGTTCTTTCTGGACGGCAAACTCGCGCAGCAACCCATGATCTTCGGTGTGCTTCCCGCAATTCCACAGAGTCATACATAATGGCAGCAACCTACGGCTACAAAGACATGCGGACTTCGGCGGAACTTCTGCTTTCGCCATATCAGCCCGCAGCACGTTTCAGCATCGGGACGGGTTCGCTCCGCTTGGACATCGGGGGGAAGGTCTCGATCCCCGGCGTGCTATCCAAAGCGAATCAGTTGTCCGGCGCGATCCGTGGGATCATGGGTGCCGCGATCACGATCAAGCAGACGGTGCAGATGATTGACGGGCTGGTGCATCAGACCATCGCGGACTTCGACAGACTGAACAGAGTGGGGTCGATGGGGGTACCGGCGATTGGCGCCATCATCGGCGGCAACATTCCGCTCCCGTTTCCAAACGCGCAGGCCTTCTTCCAGTTTTCCGCCATGAAACCTGGTCAGACGCTTCCCGCGCAGTATCAGTCGATCCTCAAAGTCCGTCGGGCGCAGTTGAAGCAGCTTGGCGCGCAGCTATCCAAAGTCAAGTCCATGACGAACTTCGGGGGCGTCATCGTCACCGAGAACTACCAGCGTAGCACGTATCCGCTCCCCGATCAAGTAGATAAACCCACGGTGTCGAAGCTTGCCGTCGGCGGGAACATTGCCAAACAGGATGCCGTGCTGAAGGACAAGTCCAAGTTCGTCGTCGCGGGCGTGCCTGTGGCTGCGGGTAAGCCGAGCTTCTGGTCCCGCTTTACGTCACTCGCGCAGATCAAAGCCGCACCGGGATTCAACCCGACACTGGGGCAGTTCTTCAAGGACCGCAAGTCCGCGGCGGCCTGGAGCGAGCCACCCTCCCCCGCGAATCCCCAGTTCCCCTACAATCAAGTCCAGCAGTCCTCATCGGGGCATGTGATTGAGATAGACGATACGCCGAGCGCGGAGCGGTTGCACATCTTCCATCGGTCGGGGTCGTTCGTTGAGTGGCACCCTGACGGCACGGTGGTCTACAAGAATATGAAGGACGGCTACTTTGTGACGATGAACAACCAGTTCATTAAGGTCGCAGGGAACTGTCACATTGCGGTGGACGGGAACGCGACCATCTACACGAAGAAAGACCTCAACGTCGAAGCGGAAGGCGACATCAACTTCCGCACAAAAAAGGACTTCAACGTGTATGCGGATGGCAGCGTGAACCTCCGGGCCAAAAAGACGTTCAAAGCGGACGGACTTCAGGTTGACTTGCGCTACATCAACCTCCCGCTGGGCATTCATCCCGTGCTGGGCGCATTGGTCCCGCGTGTGAACTTGGCCGCCCTGAAAGCGGACTTCCCGCGCAGTAACATCGATGCGGTGATGAAGAAGATATCAACCGGCCCGTTGGACTACCGCACCGTCAACAGCCTCCTGAAGCTCAATCAAGCGGCCGTGCCTGTGCCACTGGAGAATCCGCTGTCGAATCCGGGTGTCTACGCCAAGCAAACACCCGGAGCGCGGGACTATCGTGCGCGGCTGTTTGATACGCCAGAAGAGACCGAGAGCTTTGAGGTCTACACCGCGCATATGGACTCGCAACGTGCGCTGGGTGACATTCCCGCGAACGTGGACGCACGATCACTGGGGGGAGAACTGGTCAGTCACGACGCGACAATTCCTGCGAGTGCGCCGGATGTGACGTATCTGCCCTTCGATGCGTATAAGGGACGCTTTGAGTATCCGACGAACTTCCCACTGGGGAACACTTCGTTTGCGTTGCGTGACCTCGTAGATACGGCCCTGTTCCCCAACATCGTCGCGCCGATTAAAGCACCAATCGTCGTCGCGCAGGGCACAGAGGTGGGAGATGCAGACGCTACGTCATTGAATACGAGCAGCACGAATACGCGGCCGCCAAAGGGAGAATCGGTATGAAGCTAAACCCTGAAACTGGACAAGCACTTGGCGCCATCAATGGTCCCGCAAGCATCGATGGGAAGAAGATCCTTGACTTGGGTGCGAGCGCGTCGTGGCTCAATAAGGACACGATCATCTACGGGACCTGGGACGATGGGACGCGCACCACGTATGCGGACATTCGCACGTATCACCTCCCCACGGGGCGCATTGAGATCGTTGAGATCATTGGGTTCAACTTCCTGCAAGCCGGCGGGAACCGATGGGAAGCGTGGGTCGGCAACATCGGCGGCGTGCCGTATGGATGTTACGGCGCGATCCGCGACCCCGTCGCCGGGATCGCCGGCGGGCGTCACGGCGCCGTTAGTTGGGACGGCACGATTGCGCTGACGCCCAGTTACGCGGAAGGGCTTGGACTCGTTCTGTATGCAGCGGACGGACGCATCACCGAAGTGCCGATGCGTGATGCGGTCCCCTACGGACTGCAAGTGCTAGGTCCTACGTCTGTGCTATGGACTTCTCCGCAAGGCCTCAAAGGGTTCAACGTCAATGTGCCCTCTGTGCAAGCGGGGTATGCGTTCCAGCCTCGGCGGTGTTACTTCCCCGAACGCGAGTTTGAAAAAGAATGGATCGTCTACTGGAGCAATGACTTCGGTGGGCTGATCGCGCACCCGTATGATTCACTCGACGGCTACGTGCTATGCTCATCTGACAATGCGTATTGGTCGGATGCGATTGCGTGGAACGGAAAGATCCGGGCCGCATTCTCTTGGCGCCAGGGAGAGTTCCCCGAAGATGTGCGAATCGTGGATGTGGATCTGAGTGCGCCGCGCGTATCGCTCGCGCAAGGGCTGGGGCAAGTCGGAGGAAACCCGCCTCCGCCGGCGAATACGCGAGTGTTCATCTCCGGCGCGCTGACGGCCAACCTCTCTGGTGGTGTGCTGTCGTCCAGTCTGGTAAAACCACAGCTTGGGCTCCTCGAAGATGACATCGTGTATCGTCTGTCCATGCTCGCAACGAATGTGCTAGAGCCGCTGAAAAAGCGTTTCCCTAGCCTCGTCGTCAAGAGTGCATTCCGCGAAACGAACAGCGGGATCGGACAGCACGAAAAGGGTGAAGCGGCGGACTTGCAGTTGTCCAATCAGACCGATACGTCACTCATGGAAATGGCGAAGTTCATTCGGGACACGCTCCCCTTTGACCAGTTGATCTTGAACTTCAGCACCATGAGCAAGCCGTGGGTGCATGTGTCGTTCTCCGCAGACTCGCAGCGTCGGGAAGTGCTGACAAAGGACTTGGCCGACAAGTTCATTCCGGGGCTCGCGTTCGTGCGCGCCTACACGGGTGAGCAAGCGGCAGCGAAGCTCCGCGAACAGGACGCACTCGACAAGCTCATCATCGCTGAAATGACGAAGATGCAAGCGCGAGAGAACCGCGGGAAGTTCGCTGTGGCGTATAGCGACGATGTGCGGGACTCCGGGGTCTCTACGGCCGTCACGGGCCCTGTGGATGGGTCGGGCGGAAGTGGTGGCCCAATGTCGGGCGGGGATCAAGTTGGTGTGGTGCGGTGCGTCATTGATGCGTTGAAGAAATCGGATGCGTGGATGAACGCGCCCGGCGATCAAAAGTGCTTGGCGATCACGGAGCGTGTCGCGTGGCTGCTCCGCGCAGATGGGGCAGGATTGCTCATCAAGGACTCAGGTGAGAACATCGCGCCGTGGCATGGATACATGGTCTCCATTCAGCGTATCTGCTATCCTGATGGGAGCATCTACGACATTCTTGCGGGATCGAGCGATGTGGTGGCGGGCATTAGCTCCGCGCCTGGTGCGGCATGGGGAGACAACGGGACGGTAGAAGCTAACCGTTACCTCTTTGCAAACGACCCGGGTACCACATATAACATGGATTGGACGGCATGCGCGGTGGAGATTATCACGCCGCCGACGAATACTTCATCTACAAACACGACCGGCGGTGGTGGGGGTGGTGGAACTGACGATGACCCACGCGGCGGCCGTGCGGCATCCTCTGCGTAATAGGGACTAAATACGACTATGGCAGACCTAGAATTCCAGCGTGTCCGCGAATACAAGGATTTTTCCTTGACGATGGGGATGAACCCTATCACCAACGACATCGTAGCTGTCACGGGAGAAGAGGCCGTCAAGCGGAGCATCAAGAACCTGCTCTACACGGTCGCAGGAGAAGTGCCGTTCTTCCCGAACTTTGGCTCCACGATCAACCGTTTGCTCTTTGAGCCGATTGACCCGATTACGATCATCAACCTGGAATCCGCGATTCGTGCGTGTATTGAAGCGTTTGAACCC